AACCGACTCATAATTGTCGTTGCAAATATTGATTTCTTGACGCTACTGTATACTTGCAGACAGTAGTGTTCAAGTCCGTGTAAACTAGTTACTTGGACAGCGTATGCGTAAGCTCCTGGTAATGGCTGACCCATGTCAGCAGCCAATTTACCTCCCGGATCGAACGATCTCCTGTCTGGGACTCGTTCTATCCGGTGACTCAAAGAAAGCTCAGAGACCTCCTCAGATATACCTCCTAAGCTCACGTGTGTATTCATGATGATAGTGATACTACCAGGTTCGAGGCCCCATAATGTTGTAAGCCAGTCACATTGTGCATTGCTTAATCTATCCATGATAGCAGGTCTTCCTTTTCTCTCTAGTATTTCTTTCTTTCTAACCGATAATGACTTAACTACTGCTATAATGTCATTTGGCACAATAGATTCTGTAGGGCCATGTACGTATGTAGACACTGCTCTAGCCAAGTACTGTCCTCCTACTCTCTGTTTATGATCAACACGTAGAAACTCAGCGATAGCACCTAGGAAACATTTATGAGATTGAAATCTGATATTGAGCGATGCCGCACCCCTCATCAACACCTGTACTTGGTGTAGGTTTGTGACGGCTGCTAACACGTCATCCCCATTATGCAAGGTCGGAACTAATTGACCATCTAGACAAGAATCTATGTATATCTTATTCAATACTGTGTTTATGAAAGTAGTCATACGCCACCCAGAGAGTAATGTTCCTTTTGCTTTATACTTGCCCCCTAATTTGTCTAACACAGTTACATCGTCTAGTGCTGCTATTTGCCAGTTTATAGCGGCGACTTGGTCTGGGTCCAAATAATGGGAAAAGACGTCACGGTATGCGATCAATACCATCTGCATCGTTACAGTCGAATGCTGAGAGTTAAAGTCCTCAAAGTCAAAACAAAAAGGCGTTCCGTTTTTGATGACATTTTGCACAGATAAAGCCACGTTTTCAGTGGTAGCACTTTTGCCTATAGGGAACACGTTACTTAGTAAACTCTCACAATCACCGAAACCGTACTGACTGAGAACGAAACAAGTGTTATCGACACCGTAGATAGCACGCTGCTTTCCCCATTCATACTTGGTCATCGCTTTAGCCTGTACTTCTGGGGTGCGGTCGATAAAGTGGTTTATAGGATAATGTGGCATCCTACTC